ATGGCTTCATTTAGACAACGCAACGATACATGGCGAGCCGAGATAAGTGTAAACGGAATTCGCGAAAGTGCAACCTTTGATACAAAAGCACAAGCAAGAGCTTGGGCCTCAAAACGTGAGACTCAATTACGCGAACAATCGCATGGTAAACTTCCTGACCATTCATTTTTAGAAGCTATAGAACGCTATTTAAATGAAGTAAGCATAAAAAAGAAAACTCATGAAAATGAAGTCAAACGAATGGCTTTCTTTAAACGTGAGTATAAAAAGTTATGTCAAAAACAATTAGCCAAAGTCACTACAGATGATTTAGTTCAATGGCGCGACTCCCGGTTAAAAGAAGTGCAGGGCGCTACAGTTCGTCGTGAAGCTAATATCTTGGCTTCTTTATTTACTGTTGCCCGAAAAGAATGGAAGTGGATTAAAGAGTCCCCAATGGCCGACTTGACTTTACCCCCACCATCAAAGCACCGTGATAGACGAATTGCTCAGGATGAAATTGATAGATTATGTCTTGCAGCAAATTGGGATAACAATGTCCCAGTAAATTCAACTCAGCAAATTATAATTGCCTTTCTCTTTGCAATTGAAACAGCAATGCGTGCTGGTGAGATTGTTGGCTTAACTTGGGATCGCGTTTATTTAAAAGATAGATATCTTGTTTTGACTGAAACAAAGAACGGTACTAAACGAAATGTACCTTTATCTAAACGAGCAGTTGAATTGCTGACATTATTAAAAGGCTTAGATAGAAAACAGGTGTTTACTTGTAATTCTCAAAGCTTTGATACGCTATGGCGTAAATTACGAGATAGATGTCAAATTACTGACTTGCACTTTCATGATACCCGGCATGAAGCATGTACACGACTTGCAAGGAAATTAGAAGTTTTAGACTTAGCTAGAATGATTGGGCATAAAGATTTAAGAAGCTTAATGATTTACTACAATGCTACTGCAAGCGAAATTGCAACGAGGCTAGATTAGCCCCGTTTGCGTGGTCGTCCTCTTTTAGGTTCATCATCAGACCGTTCTTTTAACCAGTTTGAAATTTCTGCCAAATTCCAACGTCTCCCTTGACCACAATTAATAACAAAGCGTGGTTTCGGGAAGTTTGGTTGGCAGCAAACTGCTGCCTTAAAGTGAACATCTTTATAGCCTAAATATTCTGCCGCTTGTAAATCATTAAGCCAAATTTCTGATGGTGGTAACGCTACAACAAAGTTACTACCAATATTCGCTATTGCAGTCATTTCACCCCTCCTTACTTTCCGCTTTTCTAAAATCAGTGCCTTCTGGATCTATCCCAAAATATTCACAAATTTCTGTAGCTTTTGTCGCACCTGGCCCATGTCTGGATACATGAACCCAATTCAAAACGTACTTTGGCTTTTTACTATTCATGAGAGCCATTAGATAAAGTTGCTCAAAATCGAGACCATTCATTCCAACACCTCGGCGCTTTTTTCAATGTACCCATTAGCCCATTCGTTTAAGATTTCCTTTTCAACAAATTCTTGCTTTTCAAAGAAGCCTAGCGCATTCCATTCTTCTTCTGAAATGTAGTCACTTAGCAATAAATCCTCTTCTTGGTTCCCTATAACAAAGCCAATAGAGAGCTTTAAACGAACTTTGATAGAATTAAATTCACTCATCCCTCAGCTCCCGATTCGCTTGCTTCTACCATTGCCTTGTAAATGCTATTTGCTAAGAAGCCAGCGCCTTTATCAAAGCCAGCACGCTCCATCACTTCTGTTGGCTCTTTCGGTACCAAACAGTAACCCTCTGGCACCGCCTGAGCTTTGGCTTTTTCTTGCCATGCATACCAAGCTCCATTGATAAATGATTCTGCACATGAGTTGAATGGTAAGTCGTAAAAATCACCATTAAAATGAGATTTTTCCTCATTCAGTATTTCTGCAATTTCCGAAAGCTTCTCAAAAGCCTCTCTTTCCTTATTCAAATCTGTCATGCTGCTGTCCTCACCAAACTAAAAATGCGATTACTTCTGTTCCTTCATCTTTAGAAGCAACATGTTTATATTCCTGATAGTAGGATGATGTTGAGATCATCCCCGTATCCTCATTAATGAAGGTAGCTCGCATGCAGGTATTCTTTAAGATGCGTCCAGTGATCAAAGAAGATCGTACTTTGCAGGGACAATTGAAGTTCTGCGGGATTGATGAGATCAAAGCAGATACATATAGCAAGAACTATGCTTATCTTGGCGCAATGGTAGATATTATTTTGAAAGACATGGAAGATGAAATCGATTTCTATGTAGGGCAGTACCGTAAAAAGCTAAACAATTGACAGCTAAACGGATTTAAGGTAATGTTTTTCTATACTGGTCGTATTACGGATTTCCGAAGACCAACACATCAAAGCTCACTTAATCGTGGGCTTTTTGCTTTTTTGGAGCATTTGAAATGGGCAATACATGGCACGCTGATCAAGATAATAATATGCGCCCAGATGTTGAAGGGTTGCCTTGTCCATTCTGTGGATGTACTCATGGTTTAGCAGTAGATTCAGATTCTCATGATTTAAAAGAACATGGAGTGATTTGGTCAGCTCGCGCATTTTGTCATGAATGTGGTTCACAAAGTCCAAGTACACATGTAACCACTTGGCCTGATCATCCGTTAAGTGATGAAAGACTTTATGTTGATTGGGAAAACGAAAGAGAAGTTGTAAATCTTGCAGTTAAGATCTGGAACACCAGAATGTAGGAGGTCCACATGCTCCGAATAATTAAGCAGGTCTTTTGCATACATGTTTGGGAAGATGAATCAGACATGTTCAATCAGAAAGAATGCAGAAAGTGTGAGAAGATTAAGTGTTTGTAGCCCTGTCATTTGATGGGGTTTTCTTTTTTTACGCCATTCGTCTAATTGGATAAGACATCATAATTCTAGTGTGATTGATGCGGGTTCGAGTCCTGCATGGCGTGCCATTTAATTTAGAGAAGTGAATATACGCCAATGTAGTAGAGCGGCTCTGGTATTGGACGCAATAGTGAAAACAGAGTGGTTGTCGTGCCTTAGGGACTGTTCACTTCATCTAAGTTAAGAATAGGATTGTATATGGACACAATCGAAGCGAAGAAGAATTTAAATGCTTTGTGCAATGAAATAGAAAAGCTTCAAAATCTTTCACGCGGTTTGATGACAGCTAAAGAAATGCTTGATATTGACGCAAAGATTAAACGACACAAAGACCAAGTGAAGAATATTAGAAGTAATCTTCATGCGTGATGCAAAGCGACTGAAGGCAATTAGATTGTTGCCCTGCGTTAGATGTGGTCAGAGTCCTTCACAGGCAGCCCATTCGAACAGTTCGAAGCATGGCAAGGGTAGATCGATTAAGGCTAGTGATGAGTTTACAGTTCCCTTATGTGCAATTTGTCATGCTGCATTTGACCAGTTCAAATTAGACACAAGACAAGAATCGGAAGCTATGTTTGAGCGGTGGTTGGAGAAGACAGAGCGGATGCTTAGTCTTAAAGATGAAGAAATATTTTAACTGAGCCAATAGGCTCTTTTTTTGTGAGAATTAAAATGGCTCAACCAGGAACATTTACCAAGTGTAAGAAACAAATTGAAGGTGCAATTAAACGTCAGACTAAGAAAGGCGAAAACTTTTGTGCAATGGATCTTCCTTACCACCTCAAAGAAGATAAAGAACTAACAGATGCGTATCTCCAAGAATTAAAAGGTCGCGGTTTCATAATTGAAATTAGTACTGATGCTGATTGGCCAGAGTTGTGCGGGAAAGTGAAATGGTAAAGCCTATTGTAGAAATACTGGAAGATAAATTTGAAGATGAGCTCTTGGCTTTTCTAAATCAATTCCAATTAGAAAATGACTGCAAGATAAAAGAGTGGTCTTTTGTCCCTGATGGCAGCAGTAACTATACGTTACGCGTTGAGATCGAAAAGGAAGATTCAAATCTAATGTGCTAAGAGGTGTCAAAATGGAACCTAGATTCGTCATCAAAAACCATTCTGACATCAACTATGTAATTGGCTATCTCAATACTAATCACGCAAAGGCAGCGAACGAAGGGAAGCCGTTAGTTGTATTGATTGCACCACAAGAGAAAGATCGTTCAAAGGCTCAAAACCGCTTGTACTGGATGTGGCTTAATCAATGGGCTAAACGTCAAGGTACAGATAAAGACTATGAGCATCTGTTCTTCAAGAAGAACTTCTTAGCAAAAATCTATGACCGTGATGACGTTGGCCAATACAAGAAAACATTCAAAGCTGTAAGAGAGTTGAAGGACTCAAAGCATCCACTCTACCAAGATGTGGCAAACGGCCTATGTGAGCTAATGAGCACTACAGATGCAAGCACAGCTCAATTCACTGAATACCTTAATGACATTCATGCATTCTGCAATAAAAACGGGTGTTATTTGGAAACGCCTGATGATCTTAAGTATGTGCTTGAATAATTGCCAATTTCATATTATTAATGTCTCTCACTTTATAAAATGAGAAACTAACAAATGACAATGAATAACCTTGAATATGAAGCAGTAATTGAATGTGAAAAAATTAAAGGTAAAGCAGCAATTGCTGTGGCAATATTGAATCACGCTTGTTCTGGGACGTCGGGGTTCAACGGTATAAGTGATGAAACTAAAGAAGACTTAATTAAATTTATAACTGATGTCCAGAAAACATTAGATGAATAATACGAACCGCCCAAGTGGCGGTTTTTTAATGGGTGAGATTTATGAAAAGACCTTATCCGCCTGAACAAGATAACCCTTATGCAGATGATGAAGACTTAATTGATAGTGGTGGTCTGCTGCATTTTGAACCCGCTAATAACGATTTATGGCCATGGATAGAAGAAACCTTTCTTTGTGAGTGGGGAAAACTTCACAATCCAGATCATGAACACCTTCTAAGCTTTCAACCTCCTGAGATTTCATTCTTATGGGCCTATGCTAAATGTGAGGCGAAAGATAAACGGGTATATGGTCAAACCGAGAAAGTGATGATTAATGTGGGTGGGTGGCGTAAACAGCGTCAGGAGCTGCAATTGATCAATTGGTTTGGTGATATACCAAAATACATCATCACTCTGGATGCTCGTGTATGTCAGGTCATGAGTGATACAGACTTTTGTGCCTTGGTTGAGCATGAGCTTTATCACATCGGGCATAAGAAGAATAAAGATTCTGGCGAGTTTGAATATACATCTGTAGGCGAACCTAGATTGTATTTACGTGGGCATGATGTCGAAGAGTTCCATGGTGTTGTTCAGCGTTATGGCGCATCTGAAGAAGTTCAGAAAATGGTTAATCTTGCGAATGAAGGTCCAACTATATCTAGAGCCAACATTGCTCATGCATGTGGTACATGTTTATTAAAACTTGCGTAGGAGAAGTCTTTACGTAGCTATACAAAGGGGTGTTTATGGCAAAACTCACTGAACCTATGAAAATCTTTATAGTTCAAAGTCTTGCTTGTTTTGAAACACCTCAACAAGTCGCTGACGCTGTAAAGAATACTTTCAAGGTTGAGATCGAAAGAATGCAATGCGCAAATTACGATCCAACCAAACCAACCGGCGAGAAAATGAGTCAGAAATTAAAGGACTTGTTTTACAGAACACGAGAAGATTTTAAATCCAATATCTATGACATACCATTAGCCAATAAAGCTGTCCGCCTCAATGAGCTTCAGAAAATGTATGAAGATTGGGGTAAGAATAAAATCATGAAGCAAGGCATCATCAAACAGATAAGAGATGAAATGCATGGTCATGATTTACAGCTATTAGATCTTGAATTAAAGAAATTAGAAATTCAGCGGTTGAGAGATGGCGAGGATGGTGCTGGTGATGATCCAACACCTGTAAATGTCACTATTCATGTTGTAGATGCGAGTAAAAAAGATGCCGAACATCAATCCAACACTGAATGTGCCTCAGGCTAACTTCCTACAATTACCAAATAAATTTAGAGCGTTCGTTGCTGGGTTTGGTTCAGGTAAAACATGGGTTGGTTGTTCAAGTCTTTGTGATAAGTCCTGGTCCTTCCCTAAAGTGCCGTTGGGGTATTTTGCACCAACTTATCCGCAGATCCGGGATATTTTTTTTCCTACGATTGATGAAGTAGCTTTCGATTGGGGATTAAAGACAAAGATCTATGAATCAAATAAAGAAGTTGATCTTTACTATGGCCGCCAATATCGAAGCACAATTATCTGCCGTTCAATGGAAAAGCCCAACACTATTGTAGGTTTTAAGATTGGTCACGCTCTGATTGATGAGCTTGATGTGATGACAAAGGTCAAGGCTCAACAAGCTTGGCGGAAGATCATTGCTCGTATGCGATATAAACAAGCTGGTTTGTTGAACGGTATTGATGTTGCAACAACGCCAGAGGGCTTTAAGTTCACTCATGAACAGTTTGTTAAGGAAGCAAACCTAAGTGATGCTAAACGTGCACTATATGGAATGATTCAGGCTTCAACATATGACAATGAAGCAAATCTTCCTGATGACTACATTGCATCATTGTTTGAATCTTACCCACCTCAGTTGATTTCTGCTTACTTAAAAGGCCAGTTTGTTAACTTGACGAGCGGGGCAGTTTATCCAGACTTCGACCGGACCTTAAACCATACAGATGAAGAAATTAGACCTAATGAGGCTTTGCTCATTGGTATGGACTTTAACGTCTTGAAAATGGCAGCTGTGGTTTATGTCATTCGAGATGGCAAGCCAAGAGCCTTAGATGAGTTGGTAGGTGTACGTGATACGCCAACCATGGCCGATCTATTAATTGAAAAGTTCCCAAACCATGAGATGACAATTATCCCTGATGCGGCAGGCCAAGCTACTTCATCGAAAAAGAGTAGCGAATCTGATCATGCAATCTTGAGACAGAAGGGTTTAAGGGTCGAAGTAAATTCAACAAACCCGAACATTAAAGACCGAATTAATGCAGTAAATGCTTTGATCTTAAATGGCAATGGTGAGCGAACACTCTTAGTCAACACAAATAAATGCCCAAGACTCACAGAGACCTTTGAGCAGCAAGTTTATGACGATTTTGGAATGCCAGATAAGAAATCAGGCTTGGACCATGTGGGAGATGCTGGCGGATATCCTCTTGCTAAACGCTTCCCGATTATTCGTCCTGCAAGATCACTAGATATAGGAATGGTTTACTAATGCCAGTTAATACTGAACATCAAGCTTATGCAGACATGAAAAAGCGTTGGGAAACTATCGACGATGTCTGTGATGGTTCTGCCAGAGTGAAAAAACGTGGCGAACTTTATTTACCAAAACCCAATGTATCGTCTGATTTAACGCAGAATGATCAATATTATTTGGCTTACTTAACCCGTGCTGTGTTCTACGAGATTGCTAAAGACACATTAAACAAGATGGTGGGCGTGGTATTTGCAGAGGATCCAACATTCGAACCAGATGGAATGGATTTTCTTAAATACGATGCAGATGGTACAGGTAAGTCAATTTACCAAGTTGCACAATCTGCCTTGCAAGGTCAGCTTAAACATGCACGTGGTGGTTTATTTGTTGATTATCCAACTACTGACGGCAATGTGTCTGTGCAGCAGGCAGAGAGCTTAGGCATTCGGCCAACGATCGTATTTTATGAATCGTTGAGTATTATCAACTGGAGCCTCAAGCGAGTTGGTTCGGTCTATAAGCCTGAACTTATTGTCTTGCATGAGAAGACTACGGAAAAGGATCCAGAAGACGAGTTCTCTAAGAAAGAAATCAATATCTACCGTGTACTTCGCCTTGATGAAAACAATGAATACTATGTACAGATTTATACTGATCAATCAGGTGAGTTAAAAGGTGGGGATGCCTTCTATCCAACGAATTCATTAGGCCAAAGATGGAATGAAATTCCTTTTATTCCTTTGGGGTCTTTGGCTAATGATTGGAATATTGATCCTATCCCGTTAGAGCCAATCGTCACGATGAACCTAGCCCATTATCAGAACAGCGCAAGCTATGAAGAGATGGTATTTATCTGTGGACAAGCTCAACCAGTTATTAATGAACTTGATGAAGGTTGGCGCGACTGGTTACAGAAAAATGGAGTGCGTTTGGGTTCCAAGAATCCTTTAATGCTTCCGAAAGGCTCATCATTTGATTACAAGCAAGTAACTGAAAGCACCCTAGCGAAACAGGCTATGGACGCTAAAGAAAAGTACATGCAGGCGATGGGTGCCAAAATTCTTGAGACTGAACAAGTCAATAAGACTGCTACCCAATCAAATAATGAAAAGCTCGCTCAGTACAGTGTTCTTTCTTTGTGTGTGGCGAATACCAATGAGGCGATGGAATACGCGCTTAAATGGTGTGCTGCATACTACGGAAGTGGATCTAAAGCGAAACTCACAATTAAACAAGATTTCGCCAAAGGCAAGATTGACCTTGATACGCTTAAGTTCTATTGGGAAATGGTGCTTGCAAATCGCATGAGTATGGAAACATTCCATGAGATTCTAACTACAGGAAAAGTTCCTGAAATTAGTTTTGAAGATGAGCAATTGCGTATCGAAAAAGGAATCGTCAACGCCCCAATGATCGGATATGTTCCAGGAGTGACAAATGAACAGCCAGTTGTCACAACAGGCGCTACTTGATGCTCTAGTATCACATCAAGCTTATCTTTACCGACTGTCTTCAACTGAAATCAATAATCTCTTAACGCAATTCGATTCTCTCTCGAATGAGATGATCTCGAAGTTAAGAGACTTGTTGGATGACTTGAGCGATGCTGAAAAGACAGCATTAATGTCAGGACAATACACAACGCCTGCTTTGAAAGAAGTTAGGACATTAGTTCAGACTTGGCAGGCAAGTGTAGCGTCAGGATTGCTTGAGAGCTTCACTGTAAGCGCTACTGCATTGGCGGTATACGAAGCTACATATCAAGCTAAAACTCTCGCTGAGAAGGCAATAGAGCCAAATGGCAAGACATTGCTTAGTAAAGCAAAGAAGGTGCCATTAAGTGGCGGTGTTTTACTTGATTCTATCTTTGCTCGAATTGCTGATGATACTCGTCAACGGGTTGAACAGGTCATTCGGGATGGGCTATCAAAAGATCAGACTAATCAGCAGATCATCCAGCGAATTAAGGGTAGGAAAGCTCTCAATTATCAGGATGGTTTATTAGATCAAAGTAGATCACAGATTGCGACAATGGTCCGCACTGCTCGAAGTCATGTATCTAATGTTGCATTAAATGAAACATACACCGCCATTGGCGTTGAGTACGTGAAGTTCATAGCAACATTGGATAGCCGTACCTCTAAAATCTGTATGGGCTATTCGGATAAGGTCTACAAGAAAGATGAGCCGCATCCAGTTCCACCATTACACCCTAACTGCCGATCTATTCTAATTCCCGTTACTGATGAGCAGGGTAAAACCATTGGCAAGCGACCTTTCAGCAACAAGGTGAATGGAGAAGGTGAGATAGGCGTGGTTGATTCAAATACAACTTTCAAAGGTTGGTTTGATAAACAAGATGCATCTTTTCAAAAGTCTTGGCTTGGTCCATCACGATACAAACTATTCAAAGAGGGGAAATACTCATTGGATAAGTTTGTAGATCCTTTAACAGGTCAGCCATTCACACTTGCTGAACTCAAAAAGCTTGATGAAGAAATGTTTAAGAGGTCGGGATTATGAAAGTAATTAGTCGAGGTGTGCCGCCCGAGTTGCAGACCTATAGAGACTCATGTGGCAAGTGTTATTCAGTTATCGAATTTCAAAAGAATGAGTTGCGAGTCATGAGCGATAGAAACGAAACTATCTATGTGTTGAATTGCCCTGTATGTCGTAACGATATTTGGATTGCATCTCAAGCATTAAAGCCAGTTATTTATAGAAATATGTAAAACAACTTAATTCAAACCTTAGCAGCTTCGGCTGCTTTTTTATTGCCCGCAGTTTGTGACTGCAAAACCGCTCAGGGAGCAAAACATGAAATACAAACTCGATAGCCTAGAGGGCTTATCTGATGAAATGAAAGCGCTTTACGAAGAAAAAGATGGCGCATTTTATTTAAAAGTTGAAGGTCTGCCGCAGCAAGATAATTCAGAACTGGATGAGCTGAAGAAGAAAGTTGAAGAACTTCTTGGTGAAAAGAAATCTGCTCAACAAAAACAACGCGAAGCCGAAGAAAAAGCTCAACGCGAAGCCGAAGAAGCAGCCCGTAAAAAAGGTGATGTGGCTGCAATTGAAGCATCTTGGAAAGCCAAGCTTGAGCAAGCAGAAGCAAAACATGCAGAAGCTACCAAAGCATTGCAAGACCAAGTCTACAAATTAACTGTCGGGCAAACAGCTCAAGCATTAGCAAGTGAGCTTTCAATCAAAGGCTCGGAGGCAGTTTTGCTTCCACATATTACAAATCGTCTTCAAGTTGAAACTGATGAAAACGGTGAGGTCAAAGTACGTGTACTAGATTCGCAGGGCAAACCTAGTGCTTTAAGTATTGATGACCTCAAAAAAGAGTTCCGCGGCAATGTGGCATTCAAGCCATTAATTGTTGCTTCAAATGCGTCAGGAAGTGGGGCTTCTGGCGGTGGTTCGGGTGGTGGAGCTGCCAAGAAACCAAGTGAAATGACCACGCAAGAGCGCTTGGAATTCCAAAAGAATGACCCTCAAGGGTTCCAAGCAGCAGTAGCGAATGGTGACTTTAATAATTAACTATTGGGAGTAACTCCATGCCTTCTTTAGTAGAAGTATTTAACCGTGACGTAGTTTTATCTTACCTGCGTCCAAATCCTGTGGCAGTTTCGCCACTTGTGCAATCAGGTGCATTTGTATCTGATGAATCTTTGCGTCCTTTGCTTACAAGCGGTTCATCAACATTCGTCGTTCCATACATCAACGGTGTAGACGGCAATGTTGAACAGAACTATGGCAACACCATCTTGACTGATATTGCAATGCCTCGAACGATTGATGCAGGTGAAATGCAAGGCCGCGTTGCTTATATGAACGAAGGCTTTCTTGAGTCTGTTCTTGGGCAGTATTTATCGAAGGTCAATTCACTTGAGCTTATTGGTGGAATGCTGAATAAGTATTGGCAACAAGCTGCCGAAAACCGTGCTCTAGCAACAGTAATTGGCTTGCGTAATTATGACCAGGCGAACGGCAAGCGATTCACTACTGACATCTCTGCTTCAACAGCAACAGATGCTTCACGTTGGTCAATAGATGCCTACATTGATGCGGAAAGCACAATGAATGCTTCATTACGTGGACGTGGTGTGATGTTCGTGCATACACGTATTGCTGCAAAGATGCGTAAACAGCAATTACTTGAACAAGTGACCACAAGTGATAACTTGCCACCAATCACCGTTTACAACGGGCGCGCAGTCATTGAAACAGATACCAATACGCAAATTGGCACAGGCGCAAACGCTAAGTTCATCACGATTCTTGCAGGTCCACGCGCATTTGCTTATGACTCTGTGCCAGGGCGCAAAGACTTAGCTGTTGAGGAAACGCAATCAACTGGTAATGGTGCTGGACACGAAATCCTATGGACTCGCCGAAATATGCTAATCCATCCGCAAGGGTTTAGTTTTATTGCGCCTGCAAATACTTTGACAGGTGGTACAGACCGTGAGTCTCTAAGTGCATCTTGGGCAGACTTGCAGAAAGCAGAAAACTGGCAACTTAAAACAGCAGTGGAAGATACCTCAATTCGCTTCCTAATTACCAACCTTTAAGGAGAGCAGTCATGGCTGAGAAGCAACCAGACTACAAATATCAATACCCAACAGATCGCCGATATGCCGATGATGCAACAGACACATTAGCAGCAGGCACAATGTTTGACCCTGCAAAGACAGCTGGTGACTATGGCATTACTGACCCACAAGTAGCAGTTCCTGTGCCAGAAGCACCGCTGAATGGTGGTGCATAACTAAAGCAGGGCGGCTTTCGGGCCGTCCTTCTTAATTAGATTTTTAGGATTAAGCTATGAACTATGTAACAGTCGAAAGTGTGACTCAAAAGCTAGGGCCTGACTGGTGGGGAACTGGTGATCCAGTTATTGCTGTGATGCAGGCTAATGCGTGGCTTAATGCTAGAAATTTACTCGACTATCCAGAAGGTGAGGTGCCAGATTCAATTCTTACAGCTGGAGCTTATTTAGCAAAACTAGCAGCAGCAGGGCAGCTATATACCACCAAAGAAGGTGTAGTTGCTTCTAAGACCGTATCCGCTCAATCTGGAACATCAGTAAGCAAGACCTATGTTGCAGGCAAAGAAGAGTCAGTTAGTGGTGATATGCAATTCATCCTTGATCTGCTTGAACCATTCTTTAGCGAGAAGTATCACATCAACACATATGTCATTACGGAGTAAGCCATGGGAATGCGTGATGAGATTCAGCAAGAACTTGGTGCTGCCTTCGATGCTGAGGATGAGCTTGCTGATGCTGTAGATACATTCACTTGTACTCGAAAGAAGCTAACGGGATCTAATCCCGCTACTGGTGAAGATACTTACACCGAATATGTATATAGCGGCAGAGGCGTTCTATTTGGCTCTTATTTAAAAGATTTGGTGAAGCCTATAGATTACCGCGCCACAGACTCTAAAGCCGTGTTATTGCAAAATGAAGTGAAAGATGCAGCAGGTATTTTAGCTGAACCAGATGTTAATGACATTTGGGTAATTGAGGGTGGTAATTATCGAGTTGTAAGTTATGGAAAAGATCCAGCGGATGCAACATGGATTGCCCAATTGAGGAAAGTGTAATGGTTAACTTAAAAACCCGTGCAAGTAAGCTCAAACCTAATGGTGCCACTCATTTTCACTACTTCGATAAATTTATTTTCTACGCTATTCGTGGGGAAAGTGTTTGGCAGTATGGTGATGATGGTATTTGGCGAATTAGAAAAGAAATAATTAAAGCGCCAATGATCAAACTGTATTAAGGGAAGGCTAATGATAAATGACAACTATGTTCCTGAATGGTATTCAACACCATTCGAGCACTCTCAATACACATTGGTTCGCACTCAAGATCAGTTTGATTTGATGTATGACAATATCAATGATACAGATAAATTTCTCTCGCTAGACTGCTCCGCTCAAGTGGATTACTACGATAATGGAAGACAGTGCATTGTTCAACTTGGAGATACACAAGGTAAAGATTTGATTGTGGTCTATGGGTTGTTATTACATGAGGCTGTGCATATCTGGCAGCGTACAAAACAATTAATGGGTGAACGAGAACCCAGCGTGGAGTTTGAAGCATATTCTATCCAACGTATTGCCCAAGATTTATTCTTTATGTACCAAGAAAGTGAGGTCGATAATGGGATGGAGCAGCAAACCTAGTGCCTTCACTAAAACAATTGAAGCCGACCTTACCAAAAAACAGAAAGATATTGTCATTGATGCATTGCAAGGTGTAGTTCTTCAAAGCCCAGTTGATACAGGGGCTTTTAGAGCATCTCACAGAGTCAGTATTAACCAGACCGACCAATCATTTAATGAGGCTGAGAAAGACAAAGGTGGCGGCTCAACCATTAGCAAAGGCACAAGCGCTTTATCTCGGTTAGTTCCTTTCAGTATTGTCTATATCCAAACAAATGCGCCTTATGCAACTAAGATCGAGTATGGCGACTTTACATACAAGCCTGAAACACCAAAGACAACAGGCGGCTACTCAAGACAAGCGCCTCAAGGTGTCTACGGCTTAACCTTTAACTATATTGCTCAAAAATACGGTGGTTAAAATGGCAATGACTTTAGATCAAGCACGACAAGCCATTATCACTAGAGCAATGGCCTTTACTGGAATTGAGCAAGAACGTATTCAATACCCTAATGGCCCATTGATTAGTATTCCTGTAGATGGACTTTGGTGTGACTTAAATATTCTATGGGGCAGTTCTATCATTGCTGGTGTAGGTGATACTCCTTGCACCAGAAGAACAGGGGTTATTTCAATTAATTGCCTTGCAAGACCTCAAACTAATGAGGCTGATATAACAAAGCTCGCTGATGCTTGGTTGGCTCATTTTGAATACTTTAAGAGCGGTCAGTTAGAAGTACTGCAAGGTCAAGTGCAGAATCTCGGCAGTAATGGGGATTTTTTGCAGTACAACATTTCAATAAATTATCGCGTCAATTAACGAATTTAACTTTTACACGAACCTGTCCTTAGTGGCAGGTTTTCTTGTTTTCAAACTAGGAAAAATGGACAAAAACCCATTTTTTCAACTGAAAGAATAAGTCTTGCAGCAATGCAGGGCTTTTTTGTTGCCTGAAATTCAGGCGAACCCTGGCTAGGTTGATCCCCGAAAAGCACACTTTTCATGTTCAGTGTGCCTGCCAGTTCTTTTCTTTGAACATGAGCTAGTAAGAGGAAATCTTATGAACATGATGACAACATTGAATTTACGAGCATTGGTTACCAATGATAACGGTGAGCCAAGAACAACTAGTTATGCAGTTGCTCAAGCATTTGGAAAGAGACATTCAGACGTTCTCCGCTCCATCAAAAATATGAAGTGCTCCACAAAGTTTCGTGAGCGCAATTTTGCGTTTACCTTAGAAAACAAGAAGATAGGGAATACAAAGCGACAAACAGGTTTTTATCAGATGACTGAGCGAGGCTTCATGTTCCTTGTAATGGGATTCAACGGTGAAAAAGCAGATGCCATTAAAGAGCAATTTATTGATGCATTTGAGTGGATGGCTAATCAACTCAGTCAAGTTTTCCAATCAAAATGGGCTAGATATAACTCTCTAACGAATTATCACCAAGGCAGAAAAGCACAAATCAGTGGATGTGCGAGCGCAATGGGCCAGTGGCGATGGGAAAAGGAACCACTAGAAACTGAAATAAAGGAGTTGGAATATCAACTTCAACCACAGCTTGACTTTAAGGATGCCAAATAATGGAAATCGCATACATTGTTGCTGAATGCCGTCCATCCACGGACGAAGATAATTATGCCGATATTAATATTGGTGATGATAGCTACATTTTTTGCTCAATTGAGCCTGTTATGGATACGGGTAATTGGCAGAAAAACATTCAGGCTGCAATTCTAATTGGTATCGATATTGAGCGAACTAGGCCAGAACACAAACATATAACCCTTCATGCAGAAAGCATTTTGAAACTTTGCAAAGGTATTCAAGGCAAGCCCTTAAATGCCTGAGAACACAACCAAACAACGCCCTCAATTCGAGGGCTTTTTAATGCCCGAAAATTAAGGAGAACTTAGATGAGTTCTGGTGCACGTCAGCTAACACAAATAGCTAAAGAAACAACAATTGGTGTTACGCCAAGCCCATTTGACCGTCAAACATTTGAATTCACCGAAAACGGATTGGATGCAACTGTAAGTAAAGAGAATTCAAACTCTATTACCAGTGGTCGTCTTGCTCGATCATCAATGATTACCGGTGCAGAGTATGCCGGGGAATTAAAATGTGAAGCGAAGTACAGTCCATTGATTCAAGACTTAATGGCCGCAGCTGCTTTCAACAACTGGGATAACAATGTACTGACATTTGGTGGAAACGTACGTCAAACATTTAGTGTGCTTCGCGGTTTCACTGATGTAAATGACTACCATATTTTTAAAGGCGCTCATGTAAACACCTTTGGAATTGATATTCCAGAGCAAGGCTTAATCACCATGACTTTCGGGTTAATGGCTCTAGGTCGTTTGGGTGCAACTACTCCTCCATTGGGTACAGCAACGCCAGCCGATGACAATCCTAAAATGTCTAACATTTCAGTTGGAGATATTTTGATTGATGGTGTTTCGCAAGCTGGTATCTCATGTATTACAGCTTTTACATTCAATTGGGATAACTCAATGCAGGTTCAACGCTGTTTAGGTAGCGGCATTGATCCTAAAAAGATTCTTGAAATGATTGCAGCAGGGACAGGATCATTTACAGCAGCTTGGTCTCAAAACACCTCTGAGATGTACGCTAAACAATTCACGAATGCCAATATCTCTCTTCGTGTGCCAATTACAGACAGTGAAGGTAATGAATATGAGCTATTCATTCCTAAAGTTGAAATTACGGCAGGATTACCTACAGGTGGTACAAGCGACATCTTAAATACTTCTTTTGACTACACTGTAGTTGATGAAGCACCAACAATTACCCGTACACCAGCAACGCCTTAATACTGATTTGGCAGCTTAATTGCTGCCTTCTTTTTTGGAGAAATAACATGGCTCTTGAAGTCAATATTCAAAGAAATAAAGACGTCAGTTTGTGGCGCGAATACAAAGATACTGAAGGCAATGTACTTGCTGAGTTTAAGATCCGTGGTATTGGATATAAGCCTTATCAGGTGGCACTTGAACGAGCAAATAATCAGATCTCATCAAAAGGCTTTGACGTAGCAAAGGCAACAACAGAAGATAAACTCTTTCATGAATTAGTTTTAGAAGCAGTGGCTTCGCATTTAATTGAAGACTGGAAAGGCGTGGTTTTTGTTGAAGAAGGTCCTGAAGGTGAGCTGGTAAAAACAGAGCCTACTTTCAATGGCGAAAATGCATTTAAGTTGCTCAATATGGGCGATTTAGGTGTTTCTATTTGGTCTTTTATCCGCACTGAATCTGAAAAGATCCAAGCTGAAGCAAATCAATATCGAGATGATGTTGTGGGAAAGTCGTCAGCCTCTACGAGTGGGCAAAGTTCGGCTCAGAAGAAGAAGCGAGCGACTACAGCAAAAAGCAAGGCGCAGTCGCAAAAGCTCTAAACCTTAAGAATACGAAGGTTCTAACTAAGCCTGACTATTCTTATGTAGCTAATGCAATTCTGTCTGCATATAACACGATTGCACGATCTAGACGCTATGAACAAAGTGTTCCTCTGGCGTTAGATATTGCAGCAATTAATGCTTATGTGGAGCAATATGATCTGCCAGTTGAACGATACATCTTTAATGACTGCATCTTTACACTCGACGATATGTTCTTGGATGAGGCTCATAAGAAGGCAAGCAAAAAGTAAGCGGCAGCCTGTGTCGTTTATTTTTATTAACCTATTGAACAAAAAATTAATAATGTTAAATTACTGCAAATGCTAATATTTAAACATTAGTTAACCATTATATTTAGTCAAGGGAGGTGTTTATGTCAGAAAAAAATGTCATTGCACTTCGCTTGCCTGATAAAAAGCCTACTGACTTAAAACTCACTGAAATGGCTGAACTCTTTAAGCAATTTGCTTCATTGTTAAAAGGGGTCAATGATAATTTTGGATATGTTGAAGAAGGATCAATATATCTAGGCAGCCCCCCTTTAGATTCTGAAGAGTACAAAATTGTAATCGATCAAGTAATGGGGTCGGTTGGTGGTAGTTTGGATCATTTTCTGTGTAAACATCCTGATTGGGGTGATGCACAAATTGGCGTTCATAAGGAAGGTGAAAGTCCTAAAGAAATGTCAGTGGTAAGAAGTATTAGCACTGTGGAAAAGCCCAATAAATTCAAGCAAAATGATTGCCTAAGAGGCCGTATTAATAAAGTTTCTACAGGTAAGGAAAATCATTATTTGGGGATAACCTTTTTAAACAATCAAACAATAACCACAAAAATTAATATTGATGATGTGAACACATTAAAAGGTTATCTAGGTACAGATACCCTTATTGATTTTAATGGTTTAGCAACATATAGTTATGGTGATGATTTTCAGCTGAATTTAGAAGATTTTAAATTAACTAGTTATGAAATTTTAGAACCTGATTCTATTGAAAAATGGATTGAGGATTTTGTTGGGTTTGGAAAGAGTGGATGGCAGGAATTGGAAGATCCATACAAAGCTCTGGAAGATGAACGCTTGCCATGATAATTACTATTGATGCCAATATATTAGTTGCTTTCTTCGATGATCAAGACTTTGATAAGGGTTTTGCGAAGTTTTGTCATACAAATAATGTGCAACAAGTAATTATCCCATCTCCGGCAGTATCAGAATTTTTATCAAGAGATAGTGTTGAAAGATTTCAGTTTATTCAAAGAAAGAAGCGAATAGCTTCTATTGTTAACTTTGATGAAAAATCTGCATATTTAACTGCATCAATAGCTGAAAGATACTTTAAAAACAAACTTGAGATACCTAAACAGAAAGTTAAAGTAGATTTGCAAATCCTTGGAACAGCCTTGTCCAATGGATCTTCCTTTATTTTGACTAGAGATAGTGATTTTAAGAGCTACATTAATCACTTAAAGTTGCCAATAACTTTATTAACTATGGCAGATCTTCAGATTAATGAAGATCTATTTGGCACTTAATAGTTATTTTGTTGGTTAACTTACAAGACCCGCCTAGTGTGGTTTTTTATTGCGCCAAAAGCACCGTGAGGTGCTTTTTTAATTCAGGTCATATACTGAATTAAATTGCTGAATTAGTAACTTTATTTCCGCAATCAGCATGTCACAACGATCAGCTTCATCTTTAAGCATCTTAATTGCTGGCTGATCATTGAATCTTTCAGCTTTAGGCAAAAGCATCAAATGAGCAGCTTTCTGGGATTCATATTTTGTGATCAATCCGACCAAGTAGGCTGGAATGATTGTAGTTATAGCCGAGTCAGTAATTCCATTATTGAAACTTTCCTCTAGTCGTGTAGTTATCTCAGCATTTATTGAACGGTTATTTTCTTTAGCTGCATCGGCAATCTTATTGCGAAGCTCTTCAGACCAGCGCAACTTATATTGAGGATCTTTTTGATTTTCGCTCATAAAAATAAACCATATACCGCAAATGTAGAATACTCGAATAATAGAGTACCTCTATGATGTTGACAATGACATAAAAGAGGTACATAATTCAAACGTACCTAAATGATGTGTTAGAGGTTTTTATGAGAGTACAAAAAGGACACCAATATAAATTACGGTTTTTGGATGATGCATATTTAGATGCGTTGAAGCAAAAAGGCAAAGAGGAGGATAGATCACTAAATTATTTAATTAACCAAGCTATAAAAGAATTTATAGCTAAGCAACAACAAGGTGCGAAAGCATGAATATTGAAGACATGAAAAAAGCAGACGTCCGCCAAGATCAATCTGCTTTTTGTTTAACTCACGCAAAGGAATTAAACCTATGACAAGTTTAGCACAAAACTTTTTAAACCCAAACAATAAGCCTTTAGTTATTGGTGATTTTACAATTCGTCAAGACGAAGATGGACGTTATTGTTTGCATGACTTACATAAAGCAAGTGGAGCATTAGAAAAGCATCAACCAGCTTTTTTTATGCGAAATAAACAAACTAAAGACCTAATTGAAGAAATAGAGAACTCTGCAAATTTGCAGAGTTCAGAAAATGACCGATCTGCAAATTTGCAGATCGCTGTAAAAGTGATCAAAGGTGGTGCTGGTGAGCAAGGCACTTATGTTGTTAAAGAACTAGTCTATGCATATGCAATGTGGATTAGCCCTAAATTCCATTTAATGGTTATTCGTGCCTATGATTCACTTGTTATGGAATGGGTTTTAAATGGCAAACAAACAATTTCACCAGAACAAGCAGGGGTTCTTTACAACATTGTTCACACCCGAGCAAATGGAAATAAGAATTTAATTGTTCAAATGTGGAGTCGATTAAAGAATCACTTTAAATACTCAGCAAGTTATCGAGAATTAAGAACTATTCACTTTGAAGATGCTAAGCATTATTTAGAGGTCATGGATTTAAATGCTAAACCTGAAAAGCATGACTCTCATGATGTAGTAGCGCAGTTAGATGAATATCTCAAAAATCTTAATAGTCGTTACCCAGCGCTCAAGTGCCCATATGCATATGAGGCCGCAATGAAAATAGCAGATGATATGAGCTATCGTGATGCTAAAAAACCGCAGAGCTATTATGTAAGTTTCCAGAATGGGAGAGTAATTACCCGGTGGTTAGAAGAACGGTTTTATCCAGTTGATATGATTGAACTATCGGAAATATTTGATAAATTTCTTAAATTTTCACGAAGTAATGATCTTCTGGATATTGGCAGAAACTTAAAAGCAAATATCAGTAGCTAATTAAATTAGATAGAACCCGCCAAGTGCGGGTTTTCTTTATGTGACATTTAATGATCAGTTTGTTAAATTACCCCTAAACATAGGGGTATTTCATGAAAAATTTTATTTTATTTATTTCAGTTGTATTTATTACAACCTCAGTATTTTCTGCACCTAATAAAAAATCAGCTAAAGAACAGCATGAAGAAAATTGTGTAAAGTTAGCTAAGCTAGCCCAAACTTTTATGACATCTAAACAAAATGGTGTTCCTATTCTTTCTAGTCTGGAAACAGTAAACACAATAATTAAAGATGAGCAAAGAGCAGAAATAATCAGATTGATTGTTAAAGATGCTTATTCGCAACCAAATTACTCAACCCCGTCTGTGAAAGAAGAACAACTTAACGAATTTACTGCCAAGTATTATATTGGCTGTTCAGAAATGTATAAATAAAATAAATTATTGATTAAAGTTTGCTTAATATTGATTTTAACAAGGCTGTGAATATGAAAAAAATTATTTTAATGAGTTTGGTTATTACTCTTACGGGTTGCGCTGCAACTTCTGACATGACAAATAATCAGTACATGGCAACAACACCTACATCAACAGAGTTAAATGGATTCTGGACTGGTGTAAATGGTCCGTACACAGTTACATATGCATTTAAAAAGGATGGCACTGGATTGATGTGTTCAAGCTGGGGTGGCAATGACTCACTTGAGAAGCTAAAAATTAATGGCTCAGAAGTTATTCTACAATCTGGCTTGAAACAAACAATAAAATTGCAAACTAGTACAAAGCTTGAGTTAAGAGCTAATTACTATGGTGGAGCAACGTATACTTATATTCCCGATCCATCCTTAAGTAATGCATCTCCATACTGTGAAAAAAACCTAAGATAACACCTAATTAATTAAAGCCCGCGAAAGCGGGTTTTTTATTGCCTAGAGGAAAGTAAGATGGCACAAGAATCACGTCTCGTCATTGTAATTGATGCTAAAAATGCAGAGCGTAATGCACGAAATCTAGGCAATGAATTGGATAGCATTGAGCGTAAAGGTGACTTTGCCACCAAATCAATGGATGCATTATCTGTTGCTACACGTCAACTTGCTGGATACATGGCTGGATTGGTTACTGTAAGTGCCGCCATTTCTAAGATGGACACTTACACTGGTCTTCAAAACCGTCTCAAATTAGTAACTAACAACCAAGTTGAGTTAAACAAGGCAACAGAAGATACCTTCCGAATTGCTCAAAAAACCTATTCAGCATGGGATTCTGTTCTACAGGTCTACCAGCGTTTTAGTGATAATGCCAAAACTTTAAACCTCACAATGGATGACACAGCACGTTTAACTGAAACAGTATCAAAAGCTGTAGCAATAAGTGGTGCAAGTGCAGCAGCAGCAGATGCAGCTTTAGTTCAGTTTGGGCAGGCATTAGCAAGTGGAACATTGCGCGGTGAAGAGCTTAACTCTGTAATGGAGCAAACCCCAGCATTAGCAAAAGCAATTGCTCAAGGTATGGGTATAACTGTTGGAGAGTTACGCACAGTAGCAGCGGAAGGGAAAATTACTTCCCAAGAAATCGTTAAGGCCTTAAAGAATGTTCAAGCAGATGTAGATGCCTTATTTGCTAAAACAGACATCACTATTAGCCAATCGCTAACGCTGCTTAACAATGAAATTACTAAGTTTGTTGGCGAGTCTGGAAAGGGATCTGGCGCAGCAGAAGTATTGTCAGGTTCTATTAAAACGCTTGCTGGTAACTTAGATGTTTTAACATCTGCAATGATGGTTGGTGGCGCATACTGGCTTGGAACATATATTCCTGCTATTTATGCATCAGGTGTAGCCGTAGCAGCGAAAACTAAAGAATTAGCTGCTCAAACCTTTGCACAATATACGGCAATACAAGCAGATAGAGCAGCAGCAGCTCAACAAGTACTTTCTACTCAAGCAGTTGTAGCAAATACCCAAGCAACTTTAGCGGCTATTGCGGCTGAGAAGGCTCTAGAAGTACAGCGACTAAAATCCCAAATCACTGAAAAAGGGCGAACAGCCACAATTACCCGAATGGCTGAGCTTAAGAAGATTGAGGCTCAAGTCACAAGAGAATTGGCTGTAGCTGAGGAGGCTCTGGCAGTAGCTCAATCGAGATCAGCTGCTGCGGGCGCTGCTACTGTAGGAATTGGTTCACGCCTTTTAGGTTTACTTGGTGGTCCAGTTGGTATTGGTATTACAGTTGCAAGTCTGGCTGCTGGATATCTTTTGATGCGTGACAACACAGCTGAAGCTAATAAAAAGCTTGAAGAACAGGCTCGAGTTGCAGAAAAGACAGATGAAGCTTTAAAAAAACTAGCTGGCAATGATAAAACAAAGGCAGTTGATGATCTAACGGCAGCATTCAATGCCCAAAATGAAGCATTAGAGAAATCGTCACGTTCTGTTGCATCTGCATTAATTGATATCGAAAACTATGCTCGTGGCAATTGGGAAGTTGAAAAAATTTCTCAAGAGGCTCGTAAAGGAACTATCAGCTATACAGAAGCCATTGAGCGCTTAAATAAAATTAAGTTACCTACAGATCTATATGAAAACCTTAAAAAGCAAGCCGCGCAGTATGATGAGAACTCGTCAAAAGCGAATTTATCTGCGGAGAAACTGAAATTATTTACTGTTAATGTACAGCTTGCTGGCAACCAAGCACAAAATGCTGCTGTTCAAGTAAAGGGAAATACTGATGAGTTAAATAGTAATGCCAATGCCGCAGATAAAGCCTCAAAAGCACAGAAAGGATATTTTGATAGCCTTCGTGCTGAAGTTCTTAACTCTAATGAAGAGTTGGCTTTATTAAATCTTGGCTACAGTGAAGAAACTGTTAAAAAGATCATTGAACTGCAAAAAGCTAAACAGGCTGTTGCTCCTCCTGGCACTACTGCAATAGTCACTAAAGAGGAGATGGATTTAGTTGCACAAGCTCAAAAGGCCCTTGATGTACTTAAAGATAAAAAGGATGCCCTAAATGATGCCGAGCGTAAGCAAACTAAAGAGCTAACAAAGCAAGCGGTATTGCTCGCAGGGAATAATGAGCAAGTAAGAAATATGCTTCGCGTATATCAGTCCTTCCGTAATGCTGGTTTAGGAGATAAGCAAGCTCGCGTATTAACAGCACAAGTTGGTAGAGAGAATGATTTTAGAAATGAGGCAATGTTTGGGAGCCATAAAGATGCGAATAACGGCTATACCAATACAGGATTTATATCTTGGCAAAAGACTCGCTCAACTAAACTCATGCAGTCCTTACAGGGACAAGGCGTTTTAGATAAAAATGGAAAAATCCAGCAAACCCAAGATGCTTTAGATGCGCAAGCTAAGTTTTTATTGCAAGAGGTTATGACTAATAAAAGTTATAGCAAGACTAAAAACGCCCTCCTCAATGACGATTTGGACTATCGAAGTTTAGAAAAAATCGTGGGGAAAAATTTTATCGGGTGGGATTATGAGGGGAAAAAGCTTGGCAAAGATAAAGCTTCACAGCATTTAGCCAAACAAGACTCTTATTACAATCAGCTCAATAAGATTTTAGGAGCTAGCCCTGATGCAGCATCAAAAGCGATTGGTGATCTTTCTAAATTTGAAGATGAAGCCTACAAGGCACGTGCTAAAACTCTTGAGGAAGTTAAGCAGCTACAGGCAACATATGACTCAGAAACAGTTGCTAGAAGCAAAAAACGTGAGGAGGAAATCAACAAAGCAACCATTTTAGGTCAATCAAATTTAATCCCAAAAATCAAAGAGCGTTTTGATGCGCAAGATCAATTGGCTCAAAAACAATTTGATTTTGAAGTAAATGGCCATGAGTGGACTGAAGAAAAAAAACTTGAGTACACATATGAAACTAATTCCTTGCGATTAGTTGCTGAAGGCAAACTCTCTGAAGATCAAAGAAAGGTTGCTTTAGATGGCCTGAAATTGCAAAAACAGCAAGAGTTAGGGTTATTAAAACTAGCTCAGGAACAGCGTCTATTTCAGTCCAGACAGTTCTTATATTCTGAAATTGAGGCTATTAAGGAAAGATATCGAATAGAACGAGAACAAATTGCAGCTACAACTAAAGATGAGGAAGAGCGACGGGAACGTTTAGCCTTGTCTAAGGCACAAGAACGATTAGAGGTGCAGGATAAAGCATTTCAAGCTAGTAAAACTTGGGATCAAACAAAAGCAGATATGACGGGCAATGGTCAGCAATACCAATTCGATCAAACTCGTTTAAATAGATCATCACAATCACTCAATTTAGCAAATACTCAGGATGCTGCTCTTGATATTCAAGCTAAGGACCCAAATGCAAACTTGCAGGAAATAGCAGCTCAAAGGGAGCAAATTTGGGCGGAGCATACAGAGCGCATGAAGTTAATTGAATCAACTTATCAAAATGATTCAATGAGCCTTCAGTTAGGTTATGGAGCTAATGTTACAGGGGCTTTGGCTGGCATGTTTAAAAATATGCTTGGTGAGTCATCAAGTGCATACCGCATTCTTTATGAAGGTCAGCGCGCATTTGCTTTAGCGCAAGCTGGAATGAACATGTGGAAAGCTGCTTCAGATGCTTATGCAAATGAGCCAGGTACTTGGTACCAAAAAGCGGCAGCAGCAGCGATCGCGACAATTAAATCAGGTACATTTGTATCTCTCATCCAAGCTGCAACCCCGCAAGGATTTGCGGATGGTGGTTATACAGGTAACGGCCTAAAACACACTCCAGCAGGGATTGTGCATAAAGGCGAAGTCGTATGGTCGCAAGAAGATATCAAACGCTGGGGTGGTGTTAGCGTTGTTGAAAGCATGCGTCAAAGTAAACCAAGTGGTTATGCTAACGGTGGCTATGTATCAAACAATCAAACGGATGCAATTGCAACAGTTAGAGAGCATAGACAATTTGATGCGATTAATTCTGGAAGAACTGAGAAGTCTCAACCTACTGTTACCATTATCAATAAAACATCAGAAAAAGTGGATGCTACCTCTGAATGGGATGGTAAGGAGTTAACAGTTATCTTAAAAGAGTATCAGAAACAAAATGAGGCAATGGTGGATGCAAAGATTGAAAAACGATTCCGAATGTCCAAACGACAGGGATGGTAAAGAAATCACATTGCTACCATCATAAATTAGCTTGAACCCACTCGAATGAGTGGGTTTTTTAATTCCAAAACAAAACCCCGATGTTGACGCATCGGGGTTTTTGCATTTCCACCAACCGACGAAAGTAAGAGGAAAATAAATCTATATGGAAGATTTTATCAAATTAATTAACTGGTGTCTAAAGGAAATGAATGAAATGAAAGCATGGCGCTTTGTTGCGATCCTTATCACTTTGATTATCTGTACATATCTTTGGAAAATGTAATGAAACTAAATATTTAAACCGACCCATTTAGAGGTCGGTTTTTTTATGGATTCAATTTATGAGCAACCTTAAATTCACTTTCGAATGCGACTTAGACGGAAATAGTAATACTCAGCGCTTTAATACGTTATCAAGCAAATTTGGTGATGGGTATGAACAAAACATTGCTGTAGGTATCAATAACCGATCTGGTGAATGGACTTATCAAAGAACGGCTTATAAAGATGAAATTATGCAAATCAAAGCATTCTTTGATGACCATAAAGGAGCTGACTCGTTTCTTTGGGATTCGCCTTTAGACGGTGAAGTTAGAGTTAAAGCTGGAGAATATCAACCCCGTTGTTTAGGTGGTGATGTTTGGCAAATCTCTACGACATTCACCCAAGTTTTTTACCCCTGATGACTCTTAACTTTTGACCATCAATGCCCTACTATCAAATGGCTGAATTTTCAGCGATTAATGCATGAGGTTAAAATGAGAGACGGAATTTACTTTGTGAAATTCAAAAGCACTATCCAAGATTTTGGTGAGGGTACGGTGGTGGTAAAAGATGGAGTGGTCAATGGTGGAGATTATGGATTTACATACCGTGGCAGGGTTGAAAACAATCTTCTCAAATTAAATGCAAAACAACATGATAGGAATGTTGTATCTGTATTTGGTGATATCAGTGATTACGAATTAATTTTAGAGGTTAAACCTACTGATACTGGCTATGATTTAGTTGGTAATACTGAAGCAATACCAGGTGTGGTTATTCAAGTAAAAGCTAAATTTATTGGTGATCAATTAGCTTAAATTATCCATTCTCAACAAAAGGACGCATTTGCGTCCTTTTTTATCATCCAAAGGAAATCAAAATGAAGCATTTTTCAACCGATATATTCATTAAGCTATGTGTAAAATATACAGGTAAAAGCAAGCAAGATCTTGCTAAAAAGTGGGGGCTTTACTACTTCTTGACCCGATCAAAAACAAAAGCCTATTGGTATACAATTTTCTCCTAATGTCGTGACCTCATGCAAGAAACTACGGCATGCACACAAGACGGAGTTGTGCCCGTCACCTAATTCTTAATAATTTTCATGCCCCACTCGCTGGGGCTTTTTTTATGCGAGTAAGAAAATGACAATTCAAACAGTAAATCTAGGTACGGCACCGACTGGCGCAGGTGGAGATACATTCCGCTCCACTGGCGCAAAAATGAATGAAAACTTTACAAACAACACTCATGCAGCTAGCCGATATGTGGGTACCGCTGCTGGGAATGTGATGGAAGTTGGTGCATTTGGTTTGGGAAAATCAATTCGACTTGGAACTCAAAAATTATCAACATTGAGAGGAGGTGGTAATGCCTTTTATTGGCAAAATAATGGTAATAATATTTCAAGTGCTGGAGACTATCCAGACAACGATTCTCAGGCAATTATTAATTTAGATATTAACGATTCAACTGATGCTTGTGCACAATTAAGCATAACACATAACTCCGAAATGTATGTCAGGTCTATAAACTGGAATGTAAATACGTTTCAGCCGTGGCGTAAAATTTTGTCGTCAAAAAATACAACAGTGGATGCAAATGGTTTCATCAAGTCAGCATCTCCGATTGTTAAGCTATTTGCAGATAAAATTGAACCTAACGATGAAGCCGCTGAACAACCTCTTGCTTTTGAGAAGTTGGGTATTGGTCATTATTTAGTTAAAGGTTCTTCTGGATTCGCTAAAGAAGGCTGGTGGATTGAAATTCCTACAGACACTCATGGCAATAAGATTTGTGCAGTTGAATATCAGACATTGGAAAATGGTGATCTTGAAATTAAGACATTCAAGAAAAAGCTAAATGATGAGGGCGATATTGTTGCGAATCTCGATGCACCAATTGATATCCCAAATAACGCAAACGGTGAGCCGCGCTGGATTGATATTCGTTTAAACAGTATCAAGAAGACAATCGTCAGAAAAATTCCACGTACTGAAAAACAACCGCGTATGGTCCAGCAAGTAAAATATGCACCGCAATTGACCTATATCACTAAATACGAAGATTTATTTGATGATGAAGGAAAAGCTGTAATTGTGGATGGCAAGAATTATAAAAAGCCAGTAACTCACATTCAAACTGATCAAAACGGTACGCCTATTTTGTCGAATCAACCAGTCATTAATGAAAATGGTGAGCCAGTTTTTGAATGGGTTCAAGCAGTTGATAGTGATGGAAATCCAATCTATGACGAGGTGCCAGTCTTAGACAAAGATGGAAATCCAATCTATGACGAGGTGACTTATGACCCTGAATAGTGATTTTCAGAAACTTTATGTCGATGGTTTAATCCATTTATATGAACTGGATGCCAGTAGCTTAGGTGCTGGTATTTTACGTTTTCATGGGCATATTTCTTTTCAAGATTGGGAGAAAATCTATTCATCTATCGGATCTGAAGGGTTAATCGGTGCTGACATTGGAAGTATGGGCAAAGTATTTGATGCTGGTGATCAAAAGGTTTGGAACCGAAACATTATCTGGCAAGGTCAAGTATTTGAGCCGATGGCCATGGAAGTATCTGGTCTTGAGATGCGTTCAGATGGTAAAGCATCAGCACCCACTTTAAGCATGGCCAACAACATAAACGGCATTCAAAATGCTGTTTCAGCTTACTGTTTGCAGTTTAAAGACTTTGCTGGCGCAAAACTTAAAGTCATTACGACACTTGCTAAATACTTAGATGCAGAAAACTTTACAGCGGGTAATCCAACTGCATCGAATGAATCAAAAGAGCAAATTTGGTACATCGAACAGAAAACCTCTGAAAATGCCCAACAGGTAACTTTCGAGCTGTCCAATCCAATCGATTTTGAAGGTTTGAAAATCCCAGTTCGCCAAATTACCTCATTATGTCATTGGTGCATGATGGGGAAGTATCGCGGTGAAGAATGTGGTTACACAGGTGTGGCAATGTTCACAGATAAAGATGAGCCAACTGATAATCCGGCACTCGATCGATGCGGTGGACGTTTACGTTCTTGCCGCTTGCGATTTGGTGAAAATAAACCATTACCGTTTGGTGGGTTCCCAGCTTCAAGCTTATTGTGAGGTCTAATGAAACTTACAGCAAAAACTAAAAAGGCAATCATGGCACATGCTGATGAATGCTATCCGCTTGAATGCTGTGGTGTGATTGTTGATAAGCAATATATCCCTTGCCGCAATATCTCAGAAAAGCAAGATCAGTTTGAAATTCATCCTGAGGATTTAGCTAATGCTGAAGATCAAGGTGAAATTTCGGCATATGTGCATAGTCACCCAGATGGCACTACACGCGCATCGGAACTAGACTTAATTCAGATTGAGTTACATCAAAAGCCGTGGGTAATTTGTTCATATCCGGATCTGGATTTTCAAGTTTATGAACCTTGTGGTTATCGCGCCCCCTTAGTGGGTCGTAATTATTTTCACGGTTGGCAAGATTGCTATGCACTTATACGTGATTTTTATAGTCGTGAATTGGGTGTGGAGCTCATGGATTTCGAGCGTAAAGATGCATGGTGGGAAGATAAGGACCATCCATCACTTTACCTTGAGAATTATGAAAAAGCTGGGTTTTACGAAGTCGAGAGTCCCCAGTATGGCGATATGCTTGTTTGTCGTGTTGGGCGTACAGAGCATCCTAATCATGCGGTAGTCTGGCTTGGGGATAATGGGCAGCTTAAATCGGAACAAACTGAACAATGTATAGGTTCAAGTTTAATCCTTCATCATCCGTATAACCGAAAGTCAGTACGCGAAATCTACGGCCAGCTGTGGCATGAACGTACTGTGAAAATCTTGAGGTATAGAGATGTTAAAAACAATTAAACTGTATGGCATCTTGGGTCAAAAGTTCGGTCATGAATTTAAGCTCGATGTCGCAAATACTCGCGAAGCCATGCGAGCATTATCTGTTCAGATTGCTGGCTTTGAACATTTTATGTTGCATGCACATGAGCAAGGCCTACGCTTTGCCGTATTTTTAAAAGGAAAAAACTTAAGTAATAAGCGAGGCAAGAAACGCCCAGCAATTTACGATCATGAAACTAAGCGGCTCATTACTGGTGATAACATCGGTGAAGAACAGCTTGATATGAATACTGAAGCTGAGGTTATTCATATTGTTCCACGTGTAGTTGGTGCAGGCGGTAATGGAATATTACAGACTGTATTGGGTGCAGTGATGGTTGTAGTGGGGGTTTTAGTAACTGTAGGCACATTGGGCGGTGGAGCACCACTCGGTGCTGCATTGATTGGTTCAGGTATTGGAATGATGCTTGGTGGGGTGGCCATGATGCTTATGCCAAAGGTTGATACGACTCAAGATCAAAACCAAGACGGCAATAGAGCAAATAAGGGCTTTGGCAGTGCAGTAACTACGGTTGCTCAGGGCAACCCTGTACCAATTTTATATGGTCAACGTGAAATTGGCGGCTTTATTGTCAGTGCTGGTCAATATCCTGAAGATCAGATGTAAATTTTAATTATTTAACAGGCGCTTTCTAGCGCCTTTTTTATTGCGTGAGATTTCTTATGAATGCAGTAGTAGGCGCAAAAAAAGGCAGTAAAAAACAACGACAACCTGTCATTTCACCAGATTCTGCACAATCTAAAACCTTTATCAAGGTTCTATATGGCTTGGCTGAAGGCGAGATTGAAGGATTAGCTAATGGGCTTCAGTCAATTTATTTAGAAGAAACTCCACTTCAGAATGCAGATGGAAGCCTTAACTTTGAAAATGTAAAAGTTGATTTTAGAAATGGTACTAATGATCAGGAATACATTGAAGGTTTTCCTGCAGTAGAAAATGAAACTGCTATCGATGTGGAGCTGAAGTCTGAAACACCGTGGGTCCGCGCTTTTAGTAATCTTGATCTTGACGCAGTTCGTCTGCGCTTAAAATGGGGACCTTTACGTACTCAGAATGCTACAAATGGTGACGTATCTGGCGTAACAATCGAATACGCAATTGATTTACAGATTGATGGTGGTGTCTGGACTGAAGTACTAAAAACCAAAATTTCAGATAAAACATCTGCAAATTATGAACGTGCTCATCGGATTGATTTACCTCGAGCTGACTCAGGTTGGCTAATTCGAGTTCGCAGACTTACTCCGAACTCAACTTCAGAGTATGTCAGCGACAAGATGTATATTGCAGCTGTAACAGAAGTGATCGATGCGAAATTACGCTATCCAAATACAGCATTATTGGGTCTTCAGTATGATGCTGAGACTTTTGGAAACGTTGCTAAAGTTGCAATGGATGCGAAGGGGAGAATCCTAAAAGTCCCTACAAATTATAATCCGGTTACACGTCAGTATGTTGGAATGTGGGACGGTACTTTCAAAGAGGCATATTCTAATAACCCGGCTTGGATATATTACGATATATGCACAGTAGACCGTTATGCTTTGGGTGACCGCTTAACCCCGCTAATGGTTGATAAGTGGTCTTTATATCGTTTAGCACAATACTGTGACCAAATGGTGCCGGATGGGTTGGGCGGTCAAGAACCACGCTTTACTTGTAACGTTTATCTTCAGAGTGCCGAAGGTGCCTTTGAAATTTTAACTAAGTTAGCAGGTGTATTCCGTGCCATCACATTTTGGGATGGCAATAGCATTATTTGTGATGCGGATATTCCTCAAGATACTTACTTCACTTATACCCGGGCTAATGTTATTGATGGCAATTTTGAATATGCAGGTACTCGTGCTCGAGACAGGCACAATGTTGTAAAAATTGCATGGGATAACCCGGCTAATCACTACAAAACCGAATATGAGTTTGTTCGCGATGAGAAAGCAATTGCTGAAGCGGGCCAAGTTCGTATTCTTGAGCTTGACGCATGGGGATGCACTTCGCGAGGACAAGCGCAGCGAGCAGGCTGGTGGGCATTAAAGTCTGAGCAACTTGAAACACGTACTGTGTCTTTCAAGGTTGGTCTGGACGGTTATATACCATTGCCGGGGAAAGTGATTGAAGTTGCTGATCCTTTATTTGCAGGTCGTGCAAATGGTGGTCGTGTATCAGCTATTTCAGCAGATCGTAAAAGCATTACGCTTGACCGTGATGATGTGGTCGCAGTTGCCGGTGACAGGCTGATTATTAATGGCGAGGATGGCAAAGCTCAAACTCGAATTGTTCAATCGATCTCGGGTCGAGTGGTTACTGTTACTCATGAGTTTGATGCTATTGCCGCTCAAAATGTATGGGTTATAGATGCCCAAGATTTAGCAACAATGAAGTTTCGAGTGATTTCTATTACCCAAGATGAGCATCATCAATTTTCAGTGACTGCACTTCAATATAACCCAGCCAAATTTGATGCCATTGATAAGGGTGCTTATTTTGATGAGGTTCCGATTTCGATTGTGAACCCAACAATTCAGGATCCTGTAACTGATGTCTTTGTTACTGGTGAAAGCCGAGTTGATCAGGGCATCAACGTGGCTACCATGATAGTATCTTGGACGCAGGCAAAAGGAGCCGTTAAATATCAAGTTGAGTGGCGTAAAGATGACGGTAGTTGGATTAAGCTTCCAGTAACCGGCAATAACTCAGTCGAAGTACCTGGTATTTATGCAGGTCAATATCAAGCACGAGTAACAGCGATTTCAGCATTTGAAATAGCTTCTTTACCAGTTTATTCAACTTTGACTGAACTCTCTGGAAAGCAAGGCTTGCCGCCGAAACCCGCTTTTATTCAAGCTACAGGAATTTTATTCGGTATAAAACTTAATTGGGGCTTTCCATCAACTGGTGCGCTTGATACGGCTTATACTGAAATTGAAGTTTCACCAGATGGAACCAGTAATATTGCCCAATTAGGCTTATTCGCTTATCCAACTACCACACATGCGATTCAAGGCTTGCAGTCAAATCTGACTCAATTTTATCGTGGCCGCTTGATCGACAGGATCGGGAATATAGGACCTTGGTCGGACTGGACTCATGCGACAACTTCTGCCGATGCTACAGACGTTCTTGAGCTCTTGAATGATCAAATCAGTGAATCTCAGCTCAATCAGGATCTTAAAACCAAGATTGATCATATTGAGACTATTGACGCTGAAATTGGTCCAATTAAGCAAGATATACAAAATACGAAAGATCGGATTGCACAAGAAGTCATTGATCGACAAAACGCTATTCAGCAAGCCAAAGATGGTTTATCACAGCAAATTATTGATGGTGATGAAGGTGTTCTTAAAGTTGTAAATACTGTTAAACAGTCAAGTGATGATGGTCTTGCTGCAGCTCAAGAAAGCATTCGTGTTGTTGCAAATGATCTTTCACTTGTAGCTGAAAAAACGGACGGTGTATATGCACAGTTAAATCCACCTTTGATTGGATCTGAGTCTGATTTGATCGGTAATGATCAGGGCTTCGCAGGAACTTGGTCTGTTCAATCGGCAATGATCGAAGGGGACTTAGCACTTAGTAAGCGTATTGATACAACGGCAGTTGAGTTAAATAACTTACAGGCTTATGCACAACGAGAAGTACAAGCACGAATTGAGGGTGATAGGGTAACTGTTCAAAAAATAGATAACTATATCGCAAGCAATGATAGTGCTCTTGCAACTGTACGCCAGTCGGCACAGGTAGCAGTTGAGCAGTCATCGGCAAATGCTGAAGCGATTGATTTAATTAATCTTGAGCTTGACGATAAAGCTTCAACGGGACAATTGACGCAAGTTAAGTCTGATATTAAGAATGTAGATGACAAAGTTATTGCCCAAACTACAAGGATTGATGGTGTATACGCCCAGCTCAACCCGCCGTTAATCGGTTCAGAATCTGACTTAATCGGAAATGAAGGTGGTTATGCAGGCGTATGGTCAGAGCAATCTGCACGTATCGAAGGTGATTTGGCTCAATCTAAACGTACAGATCAAGTTTCTGCACAAATGAATGAGAGCAATGCTTTGTTTCAGCAACAAATCAATGCAAATGCTAGTGCTATTTCTTCAACGATAAAAGTAACGGAAACGTTGCAAACAAAAGTCGGTGAGAATAGTGCGTCTATTCAAAATGTCACTGAAAGTGTAGATGGCATCTATGCTCAGCAGTTTACTAAGTTCGATGTAAATGGCCATGTTTCTGGTCATGGATCAATGAATGATGGTACGACTTCTACTTTCATTTTTAACTATGATTGCATCCAATTTGGCACACCTGTGGGTATTGATGGAATAGAGCCAAAACCCCTAATGACATTACAGAATACTCCTGTGACTTTGCCAAACGGTACTGTTATTCCGCGTGGTTTGTATGTCGATAATGGTAGTTTTGGATATATCAATGCCAATCGAATCTGGGCAGAAAACTTAAGCGTTATTAGTGCAGACTTGGGGACAATTAAAGTCAAAACTGCGAATATTGAAGATGGCGCAATTGATACTTTAAAAATTAAAGATGAAGCTGTAACAGTTCCAATAGGTGTAAAAGCAATTGATGTAAAGACTATCACTACTTTTGCAGGTGGAGTTACAAGTGGACAGCCTAATAATGATTTTAACAACCACCTATCAGCGTGGGAAAATCATATAGGTACACTTTTACAAGTAACGTTAAATAGAAGTGGTGGAAAAGTTAGAATTGATGCTTCAGTAAATATTTGCACACCTACTTTTGGCGCTTTTAGTGTAAGTGACGGACGAGGTAATCCAATTGCAGCAAATGACAGGGCCATGGCTTCTTTTTATATTTCTATATATCGGAATGGAAATTTAATTGGACGGGGTTCATTAGGTGCAAATCTTGAAACTGGTACTATTAATGTCAATTTCAACGGGACTGCGGTTATCGTTTCAGCTATTGATGATAACAGTACTATTGGCAATGTTACCTACACACTTAAAGCAGGATTTGCTCGACAGGAGGGCGTTAATATTCCATTAAATGTGGAATCAAGAAGCAACTTTATGATTACTTCGAGAACGTTAAGTGTTATTGAAATGAAAAAGTAACAGCACCCAACCGGGTGCTTTTTTATTGCCTAAACGAAAGGGGGAAGGCATGACTGAAAATGAATCATACGGGTTGAGATTTGAAAAGAAAATCGACTCCATTCAGAGTGATATTCGCATGTTGTCAGATCATGTTACTCGACTGACTTTCATTAATGAAGCGCACAAAGAGACTAGCGAACAGAACAAAAAGGATATCGATACATTGGATATCAAAGTCGCCAATTTAGAAAACCGCACAGCAGCGCAAGATGGTGGAATTTCTGTGCTGCGTGTATTGCTGGGAATATTTGCAGGCATCGTATTTTCATTGTGTGCGTGGGTTGGATCTTCAATTATTCAATTAAGCCAAGACCAGTCTTTAATTAAAGAGAAAGTATCACGATTGGAGGAAGCAAAAAGATGAACAGTGAAAATACTCGAGCATATCTAGCTTTCGCATTGGTGGGATTAATGTTTGTTTTAGTGATTGCTTTATTTTTTGTGGATATGCCCCGAGAAAATAGCAATCTGATTAATACAGCATTGGGCTTCATTGCAGGGGCTATGACAACTGCATGTGGCTTTTATTTTGGTAGCTCTGAATTAGAGAAAAAGAAAGGTGAATCCAATGACAACTAAACCATTCTTCGACGCCGCCCGTGTCATTGCAGGTGGTAAACTAACGCAAGCACAAGTAGATGATTTAAATAAAGTGGTCGAAAAACTTGCACCAAGTGGGAAAACGACAAGTGATGTTGGAGTGGAACTAATTTCAGGCTTCGAAGATACGCGCTTTAAAGCTTATGATGATGGTGTGGGTATCTGGACTATTGGAACTGGCACTACAGTTTATCCAAATGGTGTGAAGGTTAAGCAAGGTGATACTTGCACACCTGAACAAGCTAAAGCTTACTTTAAACACGACTTGGCCAAATTTGAAAAAACAGTAAATGAATCTGTGACAGTGCCCCTAAATCAAAATCAGTTTGATGCTTTGGTTTCTCTGACTTACAACATTGGCGCAGGTGCTTTAAAGAATTCAACTTTGCTCAAGTTGCTTAATAAAGGCGACTACAAAGGCGCTGCCGATCAATTCCTTGTATGGAACAAAGCAGGTGGCAAGGTTATGAAGGGCCTAGTTCGTCGCCGAGAAGCAGAACGAGCACTCTTTTTAAAGAAGTAACTTATATGTGCAAACGTACCAAAGTTGCATCGATCATCACATTGCTGTGCTTAATCTTCTCAGGTTGCACAGCTCACACTATTAATAGTAATGTGAATGTCTCGATTTGTGTAAGAGCTTTGTGATGTCGCAAGTCATGATCATGGTTTCGGAAGCGGGCAGAATGGAGAATATTTGCAATCTACCCGCTGATTTAGATAAGAACGGGAATGTTCTTAAAATCTACGACTACTCATTAAAAGAGTTGCCGATTAATTTGGATGGAACTGTCACTTACAACGGCAAAAGATGGACCTTTGATAAGAAGCAAAATTACCTCTAAACCTGTGGATAAATAGCGCATTACGCCAAATATACGCCAAAATATAGTTAAGTTATTGATTTTATATAATAGATTGGTGCGCCCGGCGGGGATCGAACCCACGACCCCAGGCTTCGGAAACCTGTACTCTATCCAACTGAGCTACGAGCGCACATGTGTGGGGCACATCATAGGAAAAAAACACCGGTAGGTAAAGCACGAAATACGTACCAAGTGAGTTTAATGCTTAATTAAACAGCAGCTTGTTCTATTTTAGATGCGTTGCTGAATAAGCTGAATTGAATAATTAATAGAATGGAGCGTATGTGCTAGCTCATGAGGAGGAATGCGTGATTCCTGCAAACTGGTAATCCATTGCATTTGGCACATTTTAAGTTCTTGAAGTGTTTTTATTTGCTCTATTTTTTGAATAAGTGGCTTTGCCATAAGGCCACAGTATTGGCTTAAGCTTTGTTTCATTAATAGTTGTATTTCTTCAAAAGATAGCTGTTGAACTGGAATGCGTGGTTGGTTATTTTCAATATTTGAAGAAGGCGCAGAAGTTGATTGAGGAACCTGAATTTCTCCAACTAAATCATTACTTTTATTCTCATCAACATTTTTTTGATGTATTTCTTTAGTTGTTATAGATGACTCTTGGGGAGATATTTGTTCAGGTAACTCTGAATAATTTTCATTAGAAGGTGCAATTAGTTTTAAGTCAATGAGCTGTTGTATCAGTTCTGGTGGGGCGATCCGCTTTTTAAACTCAGTATCGAGACTTTGAAAATCTTCATGGTCTATTAATAGAAGTAAACGTCTTTGTTTTGCATTTAACGTAATATTACGTTGTTGAAGCGCAACTCTTCCCAAATTGGTTCGATAAAAACCAGACAT